TTTGGGGATGCCAAAAATCCAGGATGGTGCATGTCTAGGACTCATGGAATTGTGCTCGACCACATCCACCGGACTGATTAACTACCTATTGAGCCTCAGCGATGTCTAGCGAGGGCGTCCGTCTCGCGCTCTCTCGCCGCCGAATTGAGCGGCGACTCACCCATCCACAAATCAATCCAAGGGCCGCAGCCGCAGAGACCCTCGCGACTTGGATTGCGTTTGGATCTCAAGCAACGACCGTCTCGGGCGCACATCAAGCCGCGATCGCCACGGGTACGGGCACTCTCACACAAAACCAGGCGGTATCAGGAGGGCACACCGCCCGACGGGCTACGGGAGTAGGGCTGATTTCTGCCCCAGCAAGAATTTCAGGATTTCACGCCGCGCAACAGGCCACAGGGACGGGTGCCCCCCGAACTATTCGCCAAGTTTCAGGTGCAGGGCTAGCTCAGGCCGCAACGGGGATAGGCGCTGGAAATGGATCGATTCAGGCCACGGGCACCGCCACGGCTCGGCCTGCGACAAGTGTCGCCACGGTCCAACAACCAAGGACGATAGCAGGTTCAGTTTCTGTGCCAAGGGCGATCGCCCTTGGCACCCTATCTAATCCGGTTGGAATTAGAGGCAGTTCAGTCGCACGGCGATCGTCTGGAGCTGGGATAGTCGCAACCATTAGCCAATTGATTAGTGGTGGTAATAGCGCTCTAGATGCCCTGAGTTCGGGGTTTGTCAGCACCGTGGCCCATCTTGGGGGCACATCATCAGCGAGTCGGGCAACGGGCAACGGTAATGCAGCACAGCATCCCAGCGCCTTCAGCATGGGCCTTGCTCGAACCGCGACGCACCTAGGGAGCATTCGCCAACCCAGCCACCTTCAGGGCGCTTCAAATTCATCGCCTGCAATCAGTAGCGGCTCCCTAGCGATCGCACAGCAAATCTCAGGCGCTCACACAGCCCAAGCCGCAATGGGAGAGGCCACGACCTCAGGAACTGCCCATCTATCAGGCGCTCATCAAGCCTCGCCAACCGTGGGCAGTGGCTATGCTCATCCAGTCCTTGGGGGAACATTAGGGGCGATCGCGTCCAGGGCAACGGGCCTCGCAAGCGCACACCCAACAGTGCAAATATCGTTGTCCAATCAAGCGCTTGGAGCCACGGGAAGCGGAGCCATTAGCTCCAAGAACGAGATGTCTGGGAGCCATCACGCGCGTCCTGCTTCCAAGACTGGGGACATCCGCCCCACAGCAGCAATTCGGGGGGCGGGATTCTCGCAAAAGGCAACGGGCAGCGCCACAGCATCGCAAATCCGTGTCGTTTGGAAGGCAATATCAGCCAGACCTGCGACAAGTACCGGATTCATCCAAATCACTGGGAGCTATGGCACGAGTGGAATCGCTCAAGCTGGCCCTGTCTCTCATCAAGGGAGAGTCTGGCAATCCAATACGATCGGTGGCTCGAGTCAGTGCGATCGCAGCACTGGAACCGGGCGATTAACGCCTTGCCGATTGATTCAGGGGGGTCATCAGGGTGGGAGTGCGATCGGCGGGGGTGCGATCGGCGGGTTTGTTTTTATCTGGGGTGCAGTCAATTCACGTCGGGCCACGGGGATGGGATTTATCCATGTAGAGCCATTGAGCGCTCATCCTGAAGCTTTGGAGCTACCTTGCTATAAGGGTACGTTTAAACTCAAATCAAGAAGCGCGAGCTATTCACAAATCATTCGCAGTGCAAAATTCACGGGGTGCAGATGTATCGAATTTACAAAGGCAAGGTAAACGAATTAATTTTTCAACTCAATCCAGCCGATTTTATTGCTGGGAGTACACTCGTGTTTATGGGCAAAAGGTCACGCCGAGACCCAGATAGCGCGGCTGTAATTAAGGCCAGCACGTCACTAGGGATTCTCTACGATCCAATTTCGGGCAAGGGGCTGATTACGCTAATCACGCCTCAAATTTTGAAGGAGGGACGGCTAGATTGCGATTTGCAGATGATTACGCCCGATGGGGCGGCCTATTTGATTGAGGGTGCACCGGACTTAGAAATTGTGTCGGCAGTGAATTGGAGCGTTGTAAATTGACTCGAGTCTCAATCTCAATCAACGATACAGCCGCTCAATCCGCCTTTGCAGGTGCGATCGCCAAACTCTCCGACCTCACCCCCATGATGGCCAATATTGGCCATCATCTTCAGAGACGCATTGATGATGGGTTCCGGCATGAAAAAGACCCGTATGGGCAAAGTTGGGCACCCCTAGCCGCTAGCACACTGAAGCAAAAGGCGCGCAACAAGCGGATCTTAAAAATCCTTCAGTCCAGGGGGACAATGCGGGGGACGCTTACCTATCAGGCAAGTGGCGATCGGGTTCGGATCGGGTTTAACGTGTTCTATGCCCAGTTCCACGACCGAGGCTCAAAGCGTATGGTGAAGCGTCAGCTTTTGCCGGATGTTGCACGGGGGTTGCCTGCTCAGGATGTGGCGCAGATTCAGGCGATCGCGCGGGACTACTTGGAAATCTAGCCCAAAAGATCCGCAAATTCGGGGGGCAGCCTGCGCTTAGCTTCTGCTAGGAGGCGATCGCGTTCCTTCGGCAATTCTGAAAACCCGTGCCCCCATCCTTTGTCAGCAACATCTTTGAGGGATGGAGGCGTATCGACTTTGAGGTTTAATCGCTCTAGGTCGCGATCGCTCAAAGCATGAGCGGTGCATTTGCACCCAAAATTGGGGGGGAAGATCGCCTTAAAAACTTCTGAGTCAGCGGGGTAAACTTTGCCGTCCTGCGCCAGGTGGTGAGGCCGTGGCACCCTAGAATCTCGGTGTCGCCATTCCCAGTAAGGTCGAGCTTTGGCTACAGAGGGCGATCGCATTTGTTCAAATCTCCCCCGCGAGTACGATGTACGCACATTCTGTTGAATCACCAGCTCTGCACGATACGCCTTGCCCCCCGAAAGATTCCAGCCGCTTTTGGTTAGGAGGTCATCGAACGATTTTCGGAAAGCGTCTACGTCAACGCCTTGCTCAAGCTGGCGAATCACGAGCGCTTGCAAATCAGAAAGCAGCGAGGCTTTTGTTATGCCTGCAACTGTAAAGGCAATTTGATTGACTTCTCCAGAGTACTGAAGCCAAGAAGTAGAAGGCAACGGGATTTTGTCCCGCATAAATTTTATAGCTTGAGGAAATTCTAGCCGCAAGGTGGCTTCATCCATCCTGACCGCCCCCTACAGGCCACTTGGTAAACCCCTCAGACTCCGAATAGGTAATATTAAAATCCACACCCCCCGCGCTGTAGACCGCCTGCCATCCGCCGCCGTCTATTGGGGCTAGGTCGCGAAGGTCTTCGGAATCGTCCTCAAAGCTGGCGCGGACTGTGGCAAGTGCGATCGCGTTCAATTGTTCGGGCGTGGGGTTGTCAGGAAGGGTCACCATTTTGTTCTCTCCGAAGCAATGCAATCTCTTCGCCCAAAGCATTCAATTCTAGAGCGTGTTTTCCAGGCTCAGCCGCGTCCTTGGCTTCAAGCTCAGCAAACTTTTTTTCAAGCTGTTCTAATTCGGTCATGGCGTGTATTTTTTGTGGCTGGTGGACTGAACGCGAACCGCGCCGCGATTGAGTAAGACAGTATAGGTATCATCATAAGCGCGACCCGAAAGGGAAACAGCATCGTATCCTGCCAGCGTAGCAAACCGACCGGACGGGGGGCCATTGTCGCCGAAAAGAACCGCTTTAGCCCGTCTGTATTTATCGTTTAGATCTGATAAAGCTTGCCCGCTTAAAACCTGTCGTTGTTTCTGAACGTAATTGTAAAGGGCGGTTCCAGCTCGATCCGACTGTGCTTCAACTTGGGAATGAGTTGCGACCTTCGAGCCGCGCTTTAAGCTCATTCTAATTAGTCCAGATCCGTAGCTTGATGCAGATGCAGACGCTTGCGCTCTATCGCCAAAAAAGCTGGATTGCGCCATCGCAACATAAGTGCCATGCCCATAAATGCCATGTCCCGCAAAGTAATCGCCATTCTTAAAGTTGTCAAAATGTTGTTTGAATCGCGCTTGAGTAGAGCCGACTGCCCTATACATGGGGATTTCGCCCCCTTGAATCTCTTGCTCTAGCTTTGCCTTGGTTAAAATTTCAGGCTTGGCATCATATCCAAGCTCTGCATAAAGATGCTTCAAAATATGATCTTCAACGGTTCCGTTACCTGATTTAATGCCAGCATAAAAATCGTCTCCTCTAGCTCTAGTATCTGTCTGCACTTTGAGATAGATTTCTTCACCTAAGTCGAGCATTTCAATCGGGTCGTTTGAGGCGATCGCATCTCTTAATTGCTCAGAAGCTTTTTTGGGCGATGCACTCTGTACTTTCTGTCCCGTATAGGTTGCCGCTGCCTTGACCGCCCCCGTCGGCTTAAACTTGCATTTCTTGCTCAGCGACACACAAGCCCCCCGCCCGTTCGGCGTTTGGCAAAAATGCGACCTTGCCGGATTGCAATTCGGCTTTTTACCCGCCGCCTTCGCTGCAAAGTCCAGCGTTCCATTCAGCGCCGCCTCAATCGCTTCAGAGAACGCCACATCCGCATTATCCTGCAACACCTCCTCACGCCCTGCCAAATCCCCCAACAGCATCGCCTGACCCATCGCCTCAGCAAACGCTGCATCGTCTAAGTCGGGGAACAAGTCAATCAACCCATCACGAATTTCTTCAAGCGAAGTGGCCTGCTCTACGAAATTGGTGATAGTGGTGAGCCAAGGGGCGATCGCATCCTGTACCAAAGGCCGCGCTTTGTCCGCGATTAGCTCGGCGGCGTCTTTTTGGACTGCTGATTCCGCAAAGTCAACTTTAGGAACATCCTTCAAGGTGATCAGCTCTAAAAACAAATCTTCTAATAACTCATTGTTCACGGCATCACAAAATTATAGGGAACAAGAAAATTGCCTTTTTTAATCGAAAATTGGTAAGGTTTTCCGTCAATTTGCATGACATCGGAAAACCCCATTCTTTTGTATATTTTCGCTCTTTTATCTCCTTTGCCGTCGTCGTTGTATGGAGCATTTATGATGACTTGCCCGTCTGGAATCTCGGCAAAAACACGGCGGAAGTCCTCGGCTGCTGTTGCCGCAATCTTGGCGGCTTTGTCAGGCGTTGTATCTATTGCGTCGTAACTGTCATCTACCGTAAAATCATAATCTAGTGCGTCTGGAATAACTTTTTCTATTGTTCTATATCCATCAGTTGCGGGGTCGGGATTTGACGTGTATTTTGTAAGCTTATCCAAGCGCGATGTGACATCGATTACATCGCCATCATCAAAATTAATTGTTGCGCTCGTGAAATAATCGCCTTCTGTAATCGATATTTCGTAGTGATCTACGGAATATCCATCTTTTTCGATGACTTCGCCATCTTTTGAGATTGATGACGCTTTGACTTGTTTCCCCAGAAGCGTTGATGCTGAAACTTTACCGTCAACATAATCTGCTGCCGCCTTGACTGAGCTTGTTGGCTTAAACTTGCATTTCTTGCTCAGTGGCACACAAGAACCCCGCCCGTTAGCGGTCTGGCAAAAATGCGACTTTGCCGGATTGCAATTCGGTTTCTTACCGCCAGCTCTCGAACCTTTACCGAACAGGGGAGCTGCAAAATCCAACGTCCCATTCAACGCCGACTCAATCGCCTCCGCAAACGCCACATCCGCATCATCCTGCAACACCTCCTCACGCCCCGCCAGGTCGCTCAACAGCATCGCATTCCCCATCGCCTCAGCGAACGCCGCATCATCCAGTTCAGGGAACAAATTTACCAGCCCATCTCGAATCTCTTCAAGGGATGCGGATTGTTCTACGAAATTGCGCACCTGGTCAAGCCAAGGGGCGATCGCATCCTGTACCAAAGGCCGTGCCTTATCCGCAATCAGTTCGGCGGCATCCTTGAGTTCTGCCTCAGCAAACTGAGGGAGTTCGCTAGGATTTGGCGATCGCATTGCGAGAGCGCCCATTGCGATCGCCTCAAGTTCGTCTAGGCTAGATTCCGCAAAATCTAATGACTTGCCGCGACTCGATAAAAACTGTCGAGCGGCTTCCGAGGATAGATCCATTTCTGGCAATCCTGATGTTTTATCTTTCTGGGTGAAGCCAATTTTTTTGTAGAACGGAACCGCATCGCGCAAGGCTGTTAGCTTGATCTTGCCCGAACGCCCACCTTCAGCACTTAACTGCACAATCGACTCAATTGCGGCTGAGCCTGCGCCTTTCGTAGCGCGAGTGTCGCCAGGAATTAAGTTGTGCGGCGCGGTCATTAAATAGTCAACATAGACATAGCCTTTTTTGCGAGTAATGTTTGCGATCGCCTGTAAATTGCCGTCGCTGTCAAACACGCCTGAGAATTTTGCGTTAGGGCTAGACAGTGTTGCGCTCATTTGATCGTGAATCGCGATCAGGCTTGCAATTCGTTCGGAATGCTCTTCCGAGAACCCCAGCTCAGCCCTAGTTTTTTTTGCTTTTTCTAGCTTTAACTCTTCCTGAGAAATAATGCCTTTGTACCGTTTTATCTTTTCGCTTTGATCGTCATCATTCTTAAATTCAAACCTTTTCAGGAATCTGGATTTTATCCTCTCAACTGCTTCTGGTAAGTCTGGATCGCCATCATAAAAGCGCCCATTATTAGTGCGCTCGTAATCCAACTCCTTTTTGATATAAGAATCAATTTCGTCCTTAGATGGTTGCCTTGCTGCGGACTTACTTTGACTAACTTTTTCAAGCTCTTTTTTGTAGTAATCAATTTTAAGTTCGGGATCGGCAGTATTTGAATCTTTAAGCTTTTTGATTGACTCTTCCCAGTCCAAAAAAGCGGCTTTAATCTTCTTTGTATCTGTACTTGTCGAAAAATTTACGGGGGCTGCTGAAGTTCCCCTTTTTGAGGCAAACTGGCCCCCTCTTGGATCGCCTTTTGGGTGGCGCAATTGTTCGGCAAACTGAGGGGCCGCATTAGGATCAGGTTGCTGCTGTCCCGCCCCATCGCCTTGCCCCCCGAATAGCTGATCTAGTGGGTTGGTTTCCGGCGTCTTTTCCGGCGCATCCGGCACCATCTTTGCCGCTGCATCCTCAGCAATGCCAAAGACCGATACTAGAACCGCGATCGCATTTTCCTTAGGTAATTGCCCCGTCGCGGCCTGAGTGAGTAATCCGGTGAGCGCCTGCACCCCACCCACGCCCAGAGAAGAGATGAGCGCGGGTTCTTTATCATCCCCACCCGCTTGCTCATATCCATCCCCATACACATCCGCCACTCGTTCGGGCGTGAGGCGATAGCCGAGGTCGAACAAAACCTTATCCACGCCTGAACGACTGGTGATTTCTTCTCCTTGCTCAAAATCTCGATAGATCGTGGGAGGCATGGCTTGAGGCAAGTTGAAATCTGTAATCCACCGCGCGAGTCGATTAAAGGTTGAGCTGAGGCTATCTGCGATCGCCTTGGCCACCATTGCCCCAGATTCCGCGCCAACCTCATCACGAGCACGAGAGCCGCCGCCAGTTGACTGGGAAAGCGAACCTGTTTCCCCTAGAATGACCTCGCTGATTTGTTCGTCAAAGTATCTAATGGCTTTTTCGTAAGCATCCACCGTGCCGCTAGCATTGGCCTGAAGGTATTCCAGCATCATGGTCTCTGGAATCGAGATACCTGTTTCATTGGCGATCGTATTAACCGCAGCGTTCAGGGTGGCGAGTTGATCTGTCTGGGAGCCTCTGGGATATTTCCCTACGACCTTGGGAGAGGCGTAGTTTTCAAGAAACTTGAGGTTGAACTTAATAATATTCCGCTTGAAAAAATGGGGCCAAAAGATAGCCTCTCCTAATGCCCGTCCGTAGGGGCTTCCGTCGAGTGCGCCATAGCTCCACACCAATATTTTCTTAAGGGGTGGGGTTTCACCCGTCCATGAATTTTCGCGGGTCAAATGCCGTAAAACATAGCCCTGTTCCCCGCGCATGAAGCCAAACTGACGGGGGTCACGAACGCGGATTTCAGAGGCAACCGTTTGACCCCCGCGATTGCTCCACATCACTTCAGCGCAGACATACCCATTGAGCCGTCCACTGACAATCATGGCTCTGGTCAGTTGGTCGAATCCGTTAACAGAACTATGATTTTCCTCTTTCAGTGACAGGTCAAAGGCGTTGAGGTTGGCGAGTTGCGATCGCACTAAATCCGCAGCCTTTTGATCGATCCGCTTTTCCCCGCCTGGGGCCACAATCCAATCTTTGCAAGTGACAGACCCCGCCAATCGATTGAGCGCGGCCTGAATATGTGGATCGTTGTAGAGCCTTGAATAGAGCTTCAGTCCTTGACCGCCGCCACGGGTTTGCAAAACCTCATCCACGTTTTGCAGCAATTGACCCGCAAGCGCACCCTCGAAACTTAGGTAAGAGTCTTCAAGTGCCGTAATTTCGCGCTTTGCAAGTTTCCCGTTACCGTTGAGTATCATGGCGATCGCCTTAGAGGTTTAAATAATCGTCGATTGTGTCTGCTACTCGTTTCTTGCCGGAGCTGCTGAATTCAAATTCAGTGTACTGCGATCGCATCCAGCACAAAAACTGACTGACTGAATCGCATATATCCATGAAAGCGCCATTAGGGGCGGATATCAATTCTTTCTCAAAGTCTGGCAACCATGAGGCATGTTCCGGCAACCAAACCCGCCCCGCCTCAATCGCTGGCGACTCGACCGCTAATCGCGTGAGCTTATCCGATTCTGGCTCAATCGGAATAATGGGCAACCATGCCTTAGCCTGCACCAACTGAATCACCCCAGTCCCACTGGCCTTATCTTCAATCAGAATTGCATTCGGATGCCAGCGTTCGCCCAGCGAAATTACCATCCGCTCAAGGGCTGGCATCTCCACGCGATCGCGCCACATATCCAGCACATAAAATCCACTATCGGTCACAGCCCAAACTGTACAAACGCTATAGGCGCTCAACTCTTTTGCTTTACTGGCCGTATCCCAACTCAAAACGACCATCTTGGGTGATTCGGGGGGCACTCGATACCGCTGGAACCAAGACAGTTTAATCATGTTGCCATCCATTGGCCTTGGACGTTGTTGATAGAGGGCACTAAAGAAATAATCTGAAATTCTTGTCCTAAATTTCTGCAACTTCCGCAGGTCGTATCGTTCAGGGCAGAGAGCTTCACCGGGGACTCTCCAATCCGGCTCAACAGTGCAGCTCTCTGGAAATTCGGGGGGCACCTCTTCTTTGATGGCTTCAAAATTTACAATGTGCCAACGTTCTGGTTCATCGTCCTGTTCTTGTTCGAGTAGCCATCCTGATAGGTCGCCTTCTGCCCAACGTGTTTGAATGATCAGCAAAGCTGCGTCGGGTTCCGCGCGTGTATAGAAAACCGAGCTGTACCAGTCCTTATGTTTAGCCTTTATAGTCTCTGATGCCGCTTCCTCAGCGGATTTTATTGGATCGTCAATAATCCCCACGCTCCCAAATCCTCGCCCTGTTGCCGCCCCTCCAACCCCAGCCGCCCATAGTCCACCCCCTTGCGGCGTCTCCCAGTGCTTGATCGACTTTGCCCCCTCTAGAGTCTGTCCAGCATCCTCAAAATGCTGACGGGCTGCACGGCTGAAGGTTTGCGCTAGCTCCATTCCGTAGGACGCGATCGCCACAAACTTATCGGGATAGCGATAGACCATATAGGCTGCGAATAGGCGGCTTGATAAGATTGATTTCCCATGACGAGGAGGCATAAAAACCATGACCCGTTTACGTTTTCCGTCCGCCACCTCCTGCAACACTGCCGCCAAAGCTTTGCAATGGCGATACCAAACGTATTTTGGATAGACCTTATTTACAAACTGGACAAAGGTGAGCGATCGCCCAATAGCTTCCCAACTATTTTGTTTGGCTTTGGGAGGCAACCACTTATCAAGCGATCGCATCTTCCGCTCAACCCGTTGCAGCGCGCTAGTCTTCGGCATCTTTCAGACGCTCCGCTATGAGCTTGCGAGTCATGTCGATATCAGCCAATGCCTCAATGGCATGGGTTAGAGAATCAATATTGTCTGCTGCCAGGGTGCCGCCATGGTGACGATTATCCACAAATGCGGCCCTCAAAAATGCCATCCCTTCAGCCAGTACCCCTGGAATTTCACTCGCCCAATCCTTATCCTGTAAGGATTGCAGCTTCGCCACCATCCGTCTTAATTTGTCGTCCGTTTCAAGTCTGATTCGATATCGCTGGATTGTGCGAATGGTTGTTTTCCACTTTTCAGCAGCCTCGCGATCGCCCATTAAAACAGCATCGCAAAGGATTTTAGCGGCGCGATCGTAGTTAATGGTTTTCGGTTTTTTTGGAGCTGCCAACTATTTCCACTCCTGTAATTTCTGCGATCGCCTTCAACCTTTCCTCTCCCACGGGCGATCGCCCCAGCTCAATCAAACTGATCAGAGATCGATCTATATACAGTTTTTGGGCTAATTCCGATTGAGTTAGCCCCGCTCGAATTCGAGCAATCCGTATTTCTAGGCCAATTCCCAAATTCACGCCGCGTGAAAGTTTCTTGATTTTACTTTATCACAGCCCGAAAAACGACGAAACTGCAAGCTATGAACCTATTGCATATTTTTAAAGTCAATAAACGGGCGGAAGAATCCGGCATTAGTTTTGCCGATGTGCAGGATGCTGTCTCGAATTACGATCCGGAGTTGCATGAGGCTCCGATTGTGATCGGCCATCCCAAGCTCGACGATCCGGCCTACGGCTGGGTGAATTCGCTGTCTTTGGCGGGAAAAACCGTGCTGGCCGAGCCTAAGCAAATCGTTCAAGAATTTGCCGAGTGGATCGATAAAGGGCTCTACAAAAAGATTTCAGCCAGCTTTTACGGCAAGACCAACCCTGAAAATCCTACTCCTGGCAAGGTTTACCTCAAGCACGTGGGTTATTTAGGCGCAGTGCCGCCCAAAATAAAAGGATTGCCGGATTCTTCTTTTGCCGATTCGGGGGGCGAGGTGTTGACCCTCGACTTTTCCGAACTGGAGTTCGGCGACTATCGTTACGAGTCGGACAACGTTTACGAACGCCTGAATCGACTTGAGGCGAATGTTTTTAAAGACCAAGCGATCACTAACTATGGAGAGTCTATGCCGCAAACAGAGCAAGAACTAGAGCAACGAGAGCAGGCGATCGCCCTCCGCGAACGCGCCACTATCCTTAAAGAGCAAGAGCTACAGTTTTCTGAAGCCCTAGATGGGGTAATTAAAGAGGGTCGGGTATTGGCGGCTGAAAAATCCGCACACCTGAAGCGGCTCAAAATGCTGGCAGCAATTCCAGCCGATAGCGTGATGGATTTTGCAGAGGGCAAAGCGGACTACAGTCCCACGGCTGAATATATTGCTGAGCTGAAGAATCGCCCTGTCGTGGTAAACTTCAGCGAGATTTCGGGAGGGACGCCCCCCGAAAATACGACCGATCCGAACAAGATCGCCGCTGGTATTAAAGCGGAAATCAAAACGGCGAAAGAGAATGGAGAAACCCTGAGCTTTGCTGAGGCTCAATCCCGCTATCAAGCTAAAAACGGAGGAACGAACTAGTGGCAGTTGGACCTTATTGGAATACGGAAGGCCGAGATGCGGTTAATTACACGGCTCAGGGTGAGATCGGCAAACACTTGCTCGTGAAATTTGGCACCGCAGACAATACCGTGACATTGGCGGTTGCCGCCACTGACAAAATTATCGGGTGTACCTCCGATATTGACGCCGCAGATGGCGAACCCTGCGACGTTTTTTGCCACAAAATCGCACGGGTGATTTACGGCACTGCCGTGGCCAAGGGCGATATACTGACGGCCAATGCCGCAGGCCGCGCGGTACCTACCGTCACCCCACTTGATCGCGTGATTGGCATTGCCAAAATTACGGGCATTGCGGGTGATATCGGATCGGTTGCAATTTTCCCAAGTATTGTTTAGGGCTATTTAGAGGAGGAACCTAAAACCAATGTCTAGAAGCCCTTTTGCCATTCAACCGGACTTAACTGGGATTGCGATCGCCTACAAAAATGACGAGTACATTGCGGACATGATCGCCCCGCGTGAGCAGGTGCAAGCTGAGTTATTTGAGTGGGACGAACTCAACATCGATCAGATGTATGAGTTTCAAAATGACCAAGTGGGGCGGCTGAGCGCACCTAATCAGGTGACGTTTAGCTCAACCCGTGTTCAAGGCTCAACACTTGACCACGGCCTTGATAGTCCCGTGCCTCAAAAGGATATGGACAATTATCAAGGCGTTGGGGCTAGTCCCTTGGCGATCGCGACCGAAGGCGTAACCGAGCTGGTCATGCTTAACCGCGAAAAGCGCGTTGCTGACATTGTGCAGTCCGCTGCCAGCTATAAGACAGGCAACAAGGTTGTTTTGTCGGGCACATCGCAGTTTAGTGATGCAACCTCAAGCCCCGTTGACGCAATTTTGACGGCACTAGATGTGCCCCTCGTGCGTCCTCGCGTGATGGTCGTTTCTAACTACGGGTGGCGGATTTTGCGTCAGCATCCAAAAATCGTTGAATCCGTCAAGGGCACTGGGGCCGGATCCGATGCGCGGGGTGTGGTAATGCGATCGGCTGTAGCTGAATTATTTGAGCTAGATGCGTTGTATGTGGGCACTTCGCGGGGCAAAGCCACCCCCCGCAACGTGGATGCTGCCGCTAGCACTCCCGCTCGGATTTGGGGCAAGCATTTGGCGCTGTTGGGCGTCGATCCAATGGCCCGACTGCTGAACATGAATCGTCCAACCTTCCTAGTCACGGCTCAATTTGGTAACCGCGTGGCGGGAACCATTCAGGACCCGGATATGGGGCTCAAAGGCGGCGTTCGGGTTCGTGCAGGCGAAATGGTGAAAGAGGTCATTCTGACTAAAGAATGTTCCTATTTCTTCGAGAATGCATTTGCCTAACTCCTTTTGTACAATCGATTTGAGGCTAATCCCGTGACCGAAAAACCCCCTGAAAAAACCCCTGAGGCAAAAACGATTACCGTAGTGGCCAAGGCCCAAATTCTGCACAACGGCACCCTCTATGCAGAGGGTGCCGAAATCACGGATACCCCTGAGATCCTGCAATCCCTGATCGACTCCGAAAACGCCGAACTCAAGAGAAAGTAATGCCGTACTGCGCGATCGCAGAATTTATCACCACCTTTGGAGAACAGGAGACCGTAGCGGTTTCCAATCTCTATACGCCTAGCGCGATCGCCATTGACGAAACCAACCTTGAGCAAGCTCTGACTGATGCTAGCGCCTTAATTGACGGCTATATCCAAGGCCGTGTAACTCTCCCTCTGTCGGCTTTGCAAGTCCCGGCCACTCTTAAGGCTTGCTGTGCCGATATTGCCCGGTATCGGCTTGATCGGAATCGTTGTCGTGAGGAAGTGCGGATGAGATACGAAGATTGGATTGTCTGGCTCAAGGACGTGTCGAAAGGCATCGTCAACTTGGGTCTTGATGCTCAGGTGCCCCCCGAATCCCCCACGCTGGTGCCGGATCGGGTGTATGTTCGGGCCAGCGATCGCGTGTTTACTGATGATGTTTTAGATAGGTATTAAAATGTCCCCTTCTCAATCGCTTTTAAAATATTTCGCTTATGCTCACTTGCCGGAAAATTTGCAGACAATTAGCAAGCCATTGTGCTTGCTAGCAGAGCAAATGGAGGCGATACTTCCAGACGGGCCAGAAAAAACCACAGGGCTACGCAAATTACTGGAAGCCAAGGATTGCTTTGTTCGCGCTAACCTGCCCTAACTATGCTCCAAGAACTCGAAACCGCCCTAGTCCTGCGCCTGCTTCCCTTGCAGGATGAGGGCTATCGTGTTTTGGGGGCACCCACCGACCATCAACAAGTCGGCAGAGCATTTGGAAAGGGTGAGATTCGGGTGGCATACCAACGCCGAACTTACCAAAATCCCAGTAGTAAGATCGAGCGATCGCGCAAAACTTACCCAGTGAGGCTCACTTTTGAGGTGGTGGTTGAACTTCAGGATGTGCAGATGGAAACCCACGGCAGAGCGGCACAGGCCATGGAGCGGATTGTAGACCTGCTTGCTGGTTTTGTCCCAGAGGGGGAGTGTGGGGGCGGTTTTTATCCCGTGCAAGATGGATTTGTGGGCAGAGATAAAGAATCAGCGGTTTGGATTTATTCAGCCGTGTTTGGAATTGACCAATATTTGACCTTCAGGAGGACTGCATAATGCTCGTAGGATACGGTGAGCCGCTACTTTTAACCCGCAACCTGACCCCCACGACGATCGCACAGGAGCTATTATTTAGTCCTCAATTAGTCGGGTTTAATCTGGAAACGTCTGTCGAGGCAGCGCGGAAAATCAGGGCATGGAAGAACTGCAAGCGCGTAGTTGTGGCTTCTGCGCCAGGAGACGAAGAATCTACCCTCACCCTGCGCTATGAAGTGGATTGGGCAGCTCTCCAAGTCGGAATGGGTGAGCTGGCAGAAAACGTAAACGTAACCCTCCCCACTCGGAAAGAGGCCAAAATCCCGCTTGTGACGCCTTTTGAAATTACCGACGCTGCAATTACAGCGGGGGCTGACGTGCGGGTGTACCTGTCGGGTGCCGTGGGTACCGAATCCCTGGGACATCTAACCGCTGCCGCCGCCGCTCCAACTGGGCGACAATTTCAAATCACGGCGGGGAAATTAGTATTCCCAAGTACGCTAGCGGGTGGTGCGATCGTTTATTCGGTGCCGTCAGTGCTGACTGCGGTTCCTTCAATCGGGAAGGCACCTAATCCGATCAAGATGGATGAATATTCGTGGGTTGGGCACGCCTGTGGCGACGGGTGGCCTAAAGGCGTGATGATCCACATCCCCCGCATCAAGCAAGTGGGTAAGCCGTCAATCAATACCGATGATGATGAACCCGTGCTGGAGATTCAGTACGAGTGCCTTACGGCTCCAGGGGAACGGGCACCAATTCACTACTATTTGATGCCAGCGGCGTAGGCCATGCGCGACCCTTGGGAACCATACGAGTTCATCGATCGCCTGGGAAATACTCAGGCGACTTTTGGCTGTTCAACCGTTGGCATTTTCCGATTCCAAAAACTCATCCAGCAAATTCAATACACGCTGCTCAACAGTCCAGAGGACGATCTAACCTGGCAATTTTATTATTTGTCCGATCGCCATTTTCAACACGCCATCACCGAATGCCTCACCCTCAACGGAATTGCCCCCGATACCGTGACGCTAGCCATGGTGAATGCCCTACTCTTCGATCCAGGGCACCTCATCGCCATCAACACGCCCCCCGAATCGGCCAAACGATCGCAGGATGAACCTGCAACCTTGGGTGAGGTGATTGGTGCGATCGCCACGGGTACCGAATCAATCCAAGAAGCGATCGAGTTAGCTAACACGGTTCCCGCTCAGCAACTGCAAGTGATTCTAGGCGGAAAAAATAAGGCGATTAGACTTCAGACTGAGGAAGGCAAGAAGGCTGAGCAGGCGAAGAAGGATCGGGCTAAGGCGAAGAAGCAGCTTGAAGAAATGCGGAGGGCGGTGACCTAGTGTTGACATTTGACCTTGGCAGGATTTTTGATTGCACAATTTTCGCACCAACCAACATGTAAACGAGTGCGTATTGTGCTTTCATTAATATCTGAGAGCTTTGTCCATTCAGATAATGTTTTTATTTGTCCATCAATTTCAATAAATCGGTTGTTTCTTTTGTTTATACTTTGCTGGGCAGAATCCTCCCATCGAATGTTCCCGGCTTCATAATGCCATTCGTTATTTATTCGGCCTATTGAATTACAATGATTTGGGCGTCTCCCAGCTTCAGCTAAAAAGTCTTGATACGAATTGAATCTAAATTCAATTCCCCTGCCGCCATAATCAACATATTTTGCGTTTTTGGGGTTTGTGCATCTATTCTTTGCGGAAAGATATGCTCTATATTCAACAGTTGTATTCTTGTTTGATTCGCCATGCTTAAATCTGCGGTTAGACATAAGTTCGCTTTGAAAACAGCCACAACTTTTAGTCTTCCCCTGCAAAGGACGGCTAGCCTTGAATATTTTCCCGCAAGCGCACTCGCAAAACCAACGTAAATTCCCTGATTTTGTTCTGTCTGCAAGCCCTAAAACTTTTATTCTGTCAAATTGGGAGTCAGTTAAGTCTTGAAATTGCGAAGAAGTCG